TCCTCCCGTAGAATAGGGAATACACGCAAGAATTATAGCACACTTTGACTCGTTTCTTAATCATGTTGGAGGTTAGATGGATGGGAAATCCTCTGCGCATCCTGTTCAGGAATCGCGACAAGCCACAAAACAACTTGAACGGTGGCGCTTATTCCTTTTTCTTTGGAGGGACCACTTCTGGCAAGGCAGTGAACGAGCGCTCCGCCATGCAGATGACCGCGGTCTATGCCTGCGTGCGCATCCTGTCCGAGGCCATCGCCTCGCTCCCGTTGCACGTGTACCGGTACAACGACGCGGGCAGCAAAGAAAAGGCGCTCGCGCATCCGCTGTACGGCATCCTGCATGACGAGCCAAACCCCGAAATGTCGGCCTTCTCCTTCCGGGAAACCCTCATGACGCACCTTCTTTTGTGGGGGAACGGTTACGCGCAGGTGATCCGCAACGGGCGCGGCGAGGTCGTGGCGCTGTATCCGCTCATGCCCGATCGCATGAACGTGGACCGGGACGCCCAGGGCAACATCTTCTACGAGTACACCCGTGCGGACGGGGACGTGCGCTCCATGGTTGGCAAGTCCACCGTGCGGTTGGCTCCCTCGGACGTGCTCCACATTCCGGGCCTGGGCTTCGACGGGTTGGTCGGATACTCGCCCATCGCCATGGCGAAGAACGCCATCGGCATGGGACTGGCCTGCGACGAATACGGCGCGTCCTTCTATCAGAACGGCGCGCAGCCGGGCGGCGTGTTGGAGCATCCGGGCGTCGTGAAAGACCCCAAGCGCGTGCGGGAATCCTGGAACGCCATCTATCAGGGCAGCGCCAACGCCCACCGCGTCGCGGTGCTGGAGGAAGGAATGGCCTACAAGCCCATCTCTATCTCCCCGGAGCAGGCGCAGTTCCTGGAGACGCGAAAATTCCAGATTGACGAGATCGCGCGCATCTTCCGGGTGCCGCCCCACATGGTGGGCGATTTGGAGAAGTCCTCGTTCAGCAACATCGAACAGCAGTCGCTGGAATTCGTGAAATACACGCTCGCGCCATGGATCACCCGCTGGGAACAGGCCATCTACCGCGCGCTTCTTTCGCAAGCTGAGAAGGAGCGCTTTTTTGTGCGCTTCAACGTGGAAGGGCTTCTGCGGGGTGATTACCAGAGCCGCATGACCGGCTACTCCATCGCGCGCCAGAACGGGTGGATGAGCGCCAACGACATCCGCGAGTTGGAGAACCTCGACCGCATCCCCGCCGAAGATGGTGGCGACCTTTTCCTCATCAACGGGAACATGACCCGACTGGCCGACGCGGGAATCTTTGCCGCCAGCCAACAAAACAAGGAGGCCCCGAAATGAAACGATTCTGGAGATGGGCGGAGTCCGCCGCTCGTGTGCGGGACGAAACCGCACCTGAAATCCGCACCCTGTACCTGGACGGCGTGATCGCCGAGGAAAGCTGGTTCGAGGATGATGTGACGCCCGCCGCGTTCAAGGCCGATCTTCTGTCTGGCTCCGGCCCCATCACCGTCTGGATCAACAGCCCAGGCGGCGATTGCGTCGCGGCGGCGCAAATCTACAACATGCTCATGGAGTACCCCGGCGACGTAACGGTCAAGATCGACGGCATTGCGGCCTCGGCAGCGTCCGTCATCGCTATGGCGGGGACGCGCGTGCTCATGTCGCCCGTCTCCACCATGATGATCCACAACCCGCTAACCGTGGCGATTGGGGACAGCGACGAAATGCGCAAGGCGATCCAGATGCTGGACGAGTACAAAGAGAGTATCGTCAACGCCTATGAAATCAAGACCAGCCTGTCCCGCGCGAAGCTGTCCCACCTCATGGACGCGGAAACGTGGATGAACGCGAACATGGCGCTGGAGTTGGGCTTCTGCGATGAGATCATGTTCAAAGCCTCCGCGCCACCCGGCGAAGCGCCGGAAAACAGTTTCTCCTTCTCCCGCAGGGCTGTGACCAACAGCCTGCTGGACAAGGTGAAGGCCCGGATTCCCAAACCCGAACAACCCCGAGTAGAAGCGTCAGCCCTCGAAAAGAGGCTGGCGCTTTTAAAATGAAATGGAGGATTTCCATGAACCAGATTCTTTCCCTGCGCGAAAAGCGCGCCAAGGCGTGGGACGCCGCGAAGGTTTTCCTGGATACCAAGCGCGGGAACGACGGGATGCTCTCGGCCGAGGACGCCGCCACCTATGACAAGATGGAGGCGGATGTGGTCGCCCTGGGCAAGGAGGTCGAGCGCCTGGAACGCCAGGCCACATTGGACCTGGAATTGTCCCAGCCGACCCGCAACCCGCTGACCGACAAGCCCGGCACGCCTGCCAATAAGGGCAAGTCCGGCAGGGCGACCGACGAGTACAAAGCTGCCTTCTGGCAGGTCATGCGCAACAAGTCGGTCGCCCACGACGTGTACAACGCGCTCAAGATCGGCCAGGACGATCACGGCGGCTTCCTCGCGCCGGACGAATTCCAGCGCACCCTGATCGAGTCGCTCCAAGAGCAGAACATCTTCCGCCAGCTCGCCAAGGTGATCACCACCTCCTCCGGCGACCGCAAGATTCCGGTCGTGGCCTCAAAGGGCAGCGCCGCCTGGATCGACGAGGAAGCGGCCTACCCCGAGAGCGACGATACCTTCGGCATGACGTCCATCGGCGCGTACAAGCTGGCGACGATGATTAAGGTCTCGGACGAGCTGCTGAACGACTCGGTGTTCGACATCGCGTCCTATATCGCCACCGAATTCGCGCGCCGGATTGGTGCGGCAGAGGAAGAAGCGTTCTTCACCGGCAACGGCAGCGGGAAGCCGCTCGGTATCCTGGCTGCCACGGGAGGTGCGGAAACCGGCGTCACTGCTGCCAGTGCCACGGCGATCACGATGGACGAGGTACTGGACCTGTTCTACTCGCTGCGCGCTCCCTACCGGAGGAACGCTGTTTTCCTGATGAATGACAGCACGGTGAAGGCCCTCAGGAAGCTCAAGAACGGGGCCGGTGACTACATCTGGCAGCCCTCCGTCACGGCCGGCACGCCCGATACCATCCTGAACCGGCCCGTGTATACCTCCGCATTCATGCCTTCCCTTGCCGCCGGTACCAAGACCATCCTGTTCGGCGACCTGGGCTACTACTGGGTGGCGGACCGCGAAGGCCGCTCGTTCCAGAGGCTCAACGAACTGTACGCCGCTACCGGTCAGGTCGGGTTCCTCTCCTCCGAGCGCGTGGACGGCAAGCTCATCCTGCCCGAAGCGGTGAAGGTACTCCAGCAGAAGGCCTCGTGATGGTGACCCTGAACGAGCTGAAAGCGCACCTGCGGATCGAGGCGGACGATGAAAACGACTATCTGGGAATGCTGCTGCGGATCGCGGAAGCGGCCGTGGCGGACTTTTGCGGGCAGTCGTTTTCGGACGCCCCGGAACCCGTGCGTCTGGCGGTGCTGCTGTTCGCGGGGTACCACTACGCACACCGGGAAGCCGACGATGCCTCCGCGCACAGCGCCATGACAGCCGCGTTCCACGCGCTGCTCTGGCCGCACCGGGAGCCGGGGGCGCTCTTTTAACGGAGGCATGTATGCCAAAAAACCAATACGACCTGAACGCGGGCGACCTGCGGGAGCGGCTCGAGGTTCGAAAGCGCGCCGTGACGGTAAAGAGCGGCATCACCACGGAAACGTGGGAAACCCTCTGCGCCGTCTGGGCGAAGGCGGAGCCGCTCTCCGGGCGGGCGTACTTCCAGGCGGCAGCGGTCAACCGTGAGAACTCCATCCGCTTCATCATCCGGTACCGGGCCGACGTCACCGCGGAGATGACCATCCGCTGGCGGGGCACGGACTACGGAATCGAATCGGTGGTCAACCCCGGCGGGCGGAACGTCGCCCTGGAGATTCTGACGAAAAGCGAGACGTCCTCCGAATGAGCGCGCTGGATTTGGATTCCTTCGGCGAAGTCGGCAACCAGGCAAAAGCGCTGGGTGACGCCGCGAAGGGCGCGATCTCCTCCGCGCTGTACAAGGGCGCGCAGGTACTCGTCCCAGCGGTGAAGGCCAAAGCGCCGCGCAGCCTGAAACACCGGACGGGCGGAAAGCTCTCACCTTTCCATCTGGCCGACACCATCACGGCGGACAAAGCGCTGAACATGGCGGGCGTCACCGTCGCGGGTGGCGCAAACGGCCCCTCGTACTACTGGAAGTACCTGGAGCACGGCACTGTGAAGATGGCCGCGCGGCCGTTCTTCGCGCCCGCGCTGGAGGAAAAGGCGGCGGAAGTCCACCAAGCGGTGGCGGACGAACTCAAAGAAAAGCTCGGATTGTGAGGGGTACGGATATGGATTGCAGCATGTTGGTGGACCTTCTGCTCGCGGACGAGCGCCTCACGGCACTCCTGCCATCAGACCCTACCGGCCACAAGGCCATTTATCAGATTCTCTCGCCCCAGGCGGAATTGTTTCCCCGGCTCGCCATATCCGAGGCGGGACGCGAGTATACGGCCTGGGCGGATGACGCCCCCACCCAAGAGCGGACGGCGTACCGCATCGACATCTATGCCAGGGAAAACGTCCTGCGCGGCGTGAACGCCGCGCTGCACAAATGCCTTTCTTCCCATGATTTCCGCCGCCTTGCCCAGGCTGCGGACGATTACCTGCCGGACGAGGCGATCTACGTCAAGTCCGTGAACTATGAACACTACGAGAGCCTGGAGGGATAAACATGCAGCCGGTCGGCTTACGAAACCTGCACTACGCGCTGCTCACCGAGGATTCGGAGGACGCGCTCGCCTACGGAACGCCCCAACCCCTGATCGGCGCGGTCACCGCAAAGATCAGCCCGGCATCAAACCAGGAGACCCTGTACGCGGATGACGGCCCGTTCGACACCCAGACGAGCCTGGGCGACATCGCCTTTGAGATGGAGCTGGCGACGCTGCCCATCAAGACGCAGGCGGCGCTGCTGGGCCATACCTACAGCGCGGGCGTCATGATCCAGCGGGACACGGACATCCCGCCCTATGTGGCCATCGGCTTCATGTCCCGCACCACCAAGGGCAACTACCGGTTCGTGTGGCTGCTCAAGGGCAAATTCGCGCTCAAGGACGACGAGTACGCCACCCTGGAGGACAAGCCCAAGTGGAACAACCCGAAGCTCTCCGGCACGTTCGTCAAGCGGATTCATGACGGCGAATGGAAGCGCGAGGCGGACAGCGGCGACGTGGATTTCACCGGCGCGGCCATGTGGTTTGACAAGGTGCCCGGCGATGAAAGCACCGGGAGCCAATCCTGACGGCACGGAGGTAATGGAATATGGCACTCAAGGACATTCGGGAAATCGCGGTCCCCATTGAACTGGACAAGCCGCGCTGCCTGAAATTCGATCTCAACGCCTTTGCGGAATTAGAAGAAAAGTTCGGCTCCATGGACGCGGCGTTCCAGGCGATGCAGAAGGGCAGCCTCAAAGCCGCGCGCACGCTCCTGTGGGCGGGCCTTCTCCATGAGGACGAGACCTTGACCGAGAAGCGCGTCGGCGGCATGGTGACGCTGGCCAATCTCAGCGGGATCATGGACAGCATCACGTCCGCGCTCACCGCTGCCATGCCGGACGGCGACGAGGTGGTGAACACCGGGGACCCTACCTAGACGAGCTCTGGAACTCGTTTGCCCCGGAAGGGGAAGCCGCATCCGGCGAGGGAATCGACTGGGTGCGGCTTTACCATATCGGCACGGTCGTGCTGGGCATGACGCAGGCCGAATTCTGGCAAACGACGTTTCGGAAGCTCCGGGCGCTTTATTTGTGCCATCTGGAACAGCGCGGCGGGAAGCGTACCAGAATGGCGACGCCGTTTGACGATCTGACCTGACGGAAGGAGGTGGTGGAGCATGGCGAAGGAACTGGGCGACCTCATCGTCCGGCTGTCGCTGGACAGCGCGAAGTTCGAGACCGGCATGGCGAAGTTCGAGAAGCAGATGACGGCGCTTCAGAACCAGTACAAAAGCTCCACCACCGGCGTCACCGACTTTGACAAGGTCGTTTCAAAGCTCCGGGAGAGCGCGGGGACCCTGACCGAAAGATTATCCCTTCAACGCGATAAGGTCGAAAAGCTCGAAGCCGCTTACCAGAAATCCGTTGAGGCGAAGGGTGCTGACGCGGAGGAAACCCAGAAGCTCAAGGAAAAGCTCGACGCCGCCAAAGAAAAGCTCGAGCAGACCGAGACGGCGCTCAAGACCGTCAACGACCAGATCGCAAACAACCAGAACGGCTGGTACCAGTTCTCCGTCAACCTCCAGGGCGTCGGAGAACGCCTGACTGAGGTCGGGGAAAAGATCACGGGTGCGGGTGAAAGCCTCTCCAAGAACGTGACCGCGCCCATCGCCGCCCTGGGCGCTGCCAGCGTCGCAGCATTTTACGACCTCGACGAAGGCTTGGACGGAATCGCCACCAAGACCGGGGCTACAGGCGACGCGCTCTCCGGCTTGGAGGATGCGGCGGTCGGCCTGTACACGAACATGGCGGTGTCCATGGATGACGCGGGCGCGGCGGTCAGTGAGGTCAGTATCCGCTTCGACGCCACCGGCGACAAGCTGTCCGAGCTTTCCCAAACCTTCCTGGAATTCGCCGCCGTCAACAACACCAACGTGAACGACGCGGTGGACTCCACCGCCCGGCTCTTGAAGCAGTTCGGCCTGGATACCTCGGACACAAACGCCCTGCTCGGGATGCTGACCGCCAAGAGCCAGCAGACGGGCCTGTCCATGTCGGACCTCATGTCCATCCTGGAAGCCAACAGCGCGACCTTCAAGGAACTGGGGCTGTCGGCGGAGGAGTCCATCAACCTCATCGCGCAGATGGAGCTGGCGGGCGTGGATACCGGCGTCGCCATGGCGGGCCTGAAAAAGGCGGTCAACAACCTCACCGACAGCGGAATGCCGCTGGGCGAGGCGCTCCAGACGGTCATCGGTAGCATCAAGAACGCGTCCTCCGAAACCGAGGCGCTCGCCATCGCCCAGGAGACATTCGGCGTCAGAGGCGCGGCCGAAATGGCGACGGCGATCCGGGAAGGCCGCTTCACCGTGGAAGACCTCGCCGACTCCATGGAGAATTACGGCGATGTGGTCGAAACGACCTATGGGACCATCATGGACTCGTCCGACGATGTGACCGTCGCGTTCAACAAGATCAAGAACGGCGGGCGCATGTTGGGGGAGAAAATCCTCGACACCCTGGTTCCCATTTTGGAGACTGTCGCGGAGAAGATCGAGGCGGTCGGGAACTGGTTCGGCTCGCTCAGCCCGCAGATGCAGGAGATGATCGTGAAGATCGCGATGATCGTCGCAGCCGTGGGACCCGCGCTCGTCATCGTCGGCAAGGTCGTGGGGACGATCGGAACGGTGACGAAGGCGCTGTCTCCGGTGGCGAAGCTCATCAGCGGGGTTGGCACCGCATCGAACGGCCTGGGCGCGGCCTTCACGGCGCTCACCGGGCCGGTCGGCATCATCCTCGCGGCCGTCGCCGCGCTGGTCGCTGCCTTTCTCTACTTCTACAACACCAACGAGGATTTCCGAAACAAGGTCAACGAGGTCTGGGCGTCCATCGTCGCCGCGCTCCAGCCGGTGAAGGAGATGTTCCTCGCCACCTTCGAGAACATCAAGGCATCCCTGGAACCAGTAAAAGAGGCGCTGACCAACCTGTGGGCGACGGTCGTGGATGTCTTTCAACGGATCTGGGCCGCAATCGAGCCGGTGGTGACGGCCATCGGGGTCGTCATCGGGGCGATGGTGGCCTATGTCCTCGCCGTCGCAAACGGAATCATGAACGCCATCGGGCCGTTCATCCAGGTGATCGTCTCTGCGGTGACCGTTGTCATCGACATCTTCGCCGCGCTCATCGCGTTCTTTTCCGGGGATTTCACCGGCGCGCTCGAGTACCTGAAGGCGGCGCTCGCAGCTCTGGGCGAGTATTGGCACAACATCTGGGCGACGATCCAGGCGTTCTTCGTCGGCGTGTGGGAAGCGATCAAGACCATTGCCGAGTCGTTCGGCATCGACATCGCGGGCATCATTGCGTCCATCTGGAACGGCGTGAAGGATTTCTTCTCGGGGCTATGGGATTCCATCAAATCCACCGCCTCCGCCGCTTGGACGGCTTTCTCCGATTCGGTCACGGGCATCTGGACGTCCATCAGCGCGGCGGCCACTTCCACATGGAATGCGATCTCCGGTGCCATCTCCAGCGCGGTGGATACCGCGAAGGCCTGGGCGGAAGATCAGTGGACGAAGGCCAAGACTGCCCTTTCCGGCACCTGGAACACCCTCTCCTCCACCGCCTCCACGGTATGGGCCGGGATCACCTCGGCAATCCGCACGGCGGTCGATACGGTGAAGACGGCCATTGAAAGCAAGTGGGAGTCCGCCAAGACAACGATCTCCGGCAAGTGGGACAGCCTCAAGACTGCGGCTTCCGACAAATGGGATGCTATCACCGGTGCCGTCACCGGCGCGGTGGAAACGGCGAAATCCACCCTCTCCGAAAAGTGGACCACGATTTCCAGCAGCGCGAAGGACATCTGGGAGACCTTGAAAACCGACGCCGGGACGAAATGGCTCGCGATCACAAACGCCGTCAAAAGCGCGGTTTCCATCGGAAAGACCGGCATCACCGATGCTTGGGACTCGGTGAAATCCGGCGTGAAGGATGTGTGGGACAAGGTCGTGGACATCGTGAAGTCGCCCATCACCACGGCTTACAACTGGGTCCAGGGCAAGGTCCAGGGCTTCAAAGATTTGTTCAATTTCAGCTGGAAGCTGCCGAACTTCAAGCTGCCCACCATCGACGTGACCTGGAGTGACGTCGGCTGGGGGATCAAAATCCCGAAGCTCTCCCTCAAGTGGAACGCCCTGGGCGGCATCTTTGACCAGCCGACCATCTTCAACACCCGCGCGGGGTTGCAGGGCGTGGGCGAGGCCGGGCCGGAGGCGATCCTCCCGCTCGATGCCCTCTGGACGGAGATGTCCGCGCGGCTCAAGTCTGGTATGCGGGAAATCCTCGCCGAGTCCCGTGCGGACGGCGAACGCCAAGTGAATCAGCTGGTCCGGGCCTTCACGGCGGCCATCGCCGCCACGAAGGATTCCGCTGCTTCTCCTTCCGTGACGGTGGAGCAGAACATCTACGCCCATGAAACCTCTTACGTCGGCCAGCAGCGGGAGGCCGCGCGGCAGTTCAGGCAGATTGCGAGGGCGCTTACGTGAACGGAGGAAGGATCGAGACCCTTGTCTATACCAACGAGAACGGCGAGGCGCTCGCGTTCTCGCACGCCTCCGCCTTCTGCACCCAGGAGGTGAGTGGGCTGACCGACGTGCGCTCCACCCTCTATACCATCCACTCGATGGGTCAGGACGGGGACTCCTACGTCGCCAGCCGCATCGAGGGCCGCGAGATCGACCTGTCCGGCTCCATCCGGGAGCGCGATCCCTCCAAGGCGCGGGAGCTTCGGCGCAAGCTGGCCCGCGTGCTCAATCCCAAGCTGGACGGCGTTC